TTCCTCGGCGGCGATCCTTATGCGATTGTAGCTAACCAAAACGGTGTAATTTCTAACCCAGCATTAGCAGGTGTAGAATATATGATCGATCAGTATGACAGAAATTATCTAGAACCATTTGGATATAACTCTATTATTGAAAGAACCGCTACTGGACAAATTCTTATCTATGCAAACGTTACAACATTCCAATCTGTAAATAGTGATTATAACTACTTACATGTAAGGGAATTACTTAACACAATTGAATTACAGGTGGATGAAGTTCTTCAGAACTATGTCTTTGACTATAACAACCCAGTAACCAGACTTAATGTAGTTAACTCTATCTCCCCAATCCTTGAGTCAGTTAAGGATGCAGGAGCACTCTACAACTATGAAATTATCATGGACGAAAGCAATAATACTGCAGAAATCGTTGATGAAGGATTTGCAATCGTAGATATTGGAGTTTGGATTACTAAAGGTATGGAGAAGATTATCAACCGTATTACTGTAAATAAATCTGGCGGATCTAGTTCTGGAGGATTTACTGCAGTATAATTAAGATAAATAAATAAAATAAATTAACTCAATATGGCTGAAAATTTTAAAAGTCAGGGTTCATTCGGCTTACCACATTGGAAGAGTTCGAGAGCTGCTCAGGAATTATATGAGCCTCTTTATCTGAACTTATTTACAGTTCAAATATCTCTACCTGTGGGTGTTGGTTCAACAGAAGAAAATACAAATCTATTGCTTGAAAATGTGCAGACAATTGGAGGGCTAGAATCTAATTCTTTCCCAACAACACCAGTAGGTCAATTCTATAAGTGGGCTGAAAGAAGGTTCGCAGGAGCTAAGCCTGATAAGACGACAATGGATATTACTCTCAATTTTGAGGTTAATTTAAATAGAACTCCAAGTGCTTATGTTCTTAAAACTTTAAGAAAGTGGAATGATCTTGTATATGACCCGCTAACTGGTCGAACCGGTTTAAAAGCTGATTATGTTGCTCCTTGGGCTTTGGTAACTCTATACGATAGAGCGGCTAATCCTTTCTGGCAATGGAAACTTTATAACGTGTTCCCTATTACAGCACTACCACCTCCAGAACTTAATTATCAGTCAGAAGAAATCTATAGAATCGAAGGCTATGGACTAGCTTGCGACTCATGGGACGAAACAATTGTATAAACTTTATATTTAACCCCAACTATCTCCAAAGGGCTCATATTTTAATATATGGGCTCTTTTTTTGTTGAAACTTTTGTGGTTTTTTAAGGTATAATGATATATAGAAAGAACTAAATAACAATTAAATATGGCACACCATTATGATGGTCCTGATAACGAGGATAAATTAAGAGATTTTGTAAAAGAAACAGAAGTAGAAGAAACTCCTGAACCAGCAAAGGTCTCAACCGTAAAAAAATCTGATTCAGTAGGAGTTCCGTTAACCCCAACAAAAACTGAAAATCTACCATGGCAAAAAAGTGAAGAACATATTTCACTTGGTAACCGAATTGGATGGAGCCAAATTAAACTGGAGGAATTACCTACTCAAGGATTATTTTATCCGGATGGAGCTGAGATAGCAATAAAAGCGGCGGAATCAATAGAAATTAGACACTGGTCAACTATAGATGAGAATGATCTCTCAGCGTTAGATGACATGCTAAATTATGTTATTGAAAGATGCGCTGCAATTAAATTCCCAGAAGGCGGTATGTCTTCTTGGAAAGATCTAAAAGAAGTTGATAGATTTTATATTTTATTAGCTATTAGAGAAAAAACCTTTCAGAAAGGGGAAAATATGCTTCAAGTTAAAATTTCTGAAACAAAAAAAGTTGACGTCAAAAAAGAAATGGTAGATTACATTACTTTCGATGAAAGATTAATGAAATATTATAATTCAGAAAAAAGATGTATATCCCTTCCTTTTAAGAAAACAGGTAAAGTTGTAGATATTAATCTTCCATCTGTAGGAGTTACCAATTGGCTTAAAACCTATGTCATCAGGAAATCCAAAATGCAGGAGCCGTTTGATGTAGATTTTTTAAATTTTGCCCCATTTGTTATTCAAGAATGGAGAGGATTAAATGATGCTTCATACGAAAAATATGTTTGGGAATCGACAACTTGGTCGAATGCTGAAATTTCAATGCTCACAGAAATTAGGCAAATCTTTGCAGATACAATCAACCCAGTTATTAAATATCAAGATGAGCAGGGAGGGGAGCGGACTATTCCGCTAAACTTTCAAGGCGGGATTAAATCTGTTTTCCTTATTTCAGATCCGTTTTCAGAACTTACGTAAGATTTATTTTATTCTTTCGGATCGAATAGGGATTCAGCCTTCTGAAATAGATAGGTTAGAATTCTATATGGTGGAATATCTATTACAAGATCTAGAAGAAAAGGTAACAGAGGAAAATAAACAGCATAAGAGTCAGGAAAAAGAATATCAAAAGCAAGCCAGTGGAATGAAAAGTCCACAAATGCCAAAAGTTGGGTCTACAAACTTCGGAGGTTTTAAAACTCCGAAAATACCAACTCCGAAAATACCAAGAATGTAAAAAAGAGCCTTCGGCTCTTTTTTTTGTAGGCATGGATATATAAATAAAATCTCTTTCAAATAGATGGAAAGATCCACAGATTATTTACGACAGATACTTCATGTAGTTGGCAGCATAGAACAAACTATGAGGCAGGGAAAGGGATCTGGTGCTGGACCTTCTGGTGCTACTGGATCTGGTGGAGTAGAACCATCTAGACCTAAAACTTCAATTTTCAAAGGAGTTGGACTACAACTAAAGGAAATGTTTTCAGTAAATTATAAGAAATCTAAGGGATTTTTTGATTTTACTGAAAAACTTTTAAATATAGCTGATAAAACTCCAGATAAAAATATTGATAAATTAAAAATTATTGTCAGTTCTTTTGATGGATTAGCTACATCTCTTCCTAAACTTGCTAGAGGTCTTCAAGAAATGGGAAAACTTAAATCCCGTAGAATAAACATGGCTCTTAATAATTTGGGATTACTTTATGATTTTATGTATCAAAGCGGGGATGCCCGAAAGATCAAAAGAGTTAATAGATCCCTAAAAATGTTTTCAGATATGGGAATGGCTTTAAGAGATATAGCCAAACCTATAAAAACCATATCTAATGCCTTAATTACTATAAGTATTGGAATAGTTGCATTCGCTGCGTCCTTACTTTTAGCAGGCAAGTTGTTAGGAGCTGCTGGAGCTGGAGGAGTTATTCTGGGTATTACTGGGGTTATTCTTGGATTAGTGATGGTCTTTGGAGTACTAGCTTTGGCCAAAAAAGCTGTTAAAGAAGGACAAACAACCCTCAGGGAAATTGGTACGGGAATGATGTTTCTATCCTTAGGAATTGTATCTTTTGCTTTAGTTATTAATATATTACCAAAACTTCTTAATACGGACACCGTTATTACCGGGGTACTTATGGTTGCCGGTATTATTGTGATGACTGGATTACTATTTGCTGGTATCGGTCTCCTTGATAAATGGATTGAGAAAGGTGTCGGGGTTGCTGTTGCTATGGGTGTCGGTATGATGGCTTTGGCTGCAGGTACTTTAGTATTTGCTTTGGTTGCCCGATTAATAACCGGAATGGGGGATGATGATGCAGTCAAAAGAGATGGGACTACGGCAAGAGGAAAGTTCGGCCAAGCATTTGCAGGAATGGGTGGTGGATTAGGAATCATGGGGATTATCCTCGTTGGATCTGCACTATTATTCGCTGGAATGGGAGTATTGGCTCCTGTTTTATTACCTGGTATTGGTATCGGAATAGGTATGGCAATTGCTCTTATTACATTAGCCGGTGCTATTAAAAAAGTATCTGAAGTAGCAGCAGATATGGATCCTAATTTCAAAACTAATTTATCCGATATGATAACCGGTTTAATTGGTGGCGTAGTGAAAGGCTTATCAAAAGGATTAATGGGAGGAGAAGGGGTATCAGATGCTTCTAAATTAAAATTTGAAGGATTCTTTAAACTTAATAAGGGATTAAGAATGCTTCGAAGAATGTCTAGAACGGTATCCTTATTTGCTGAAGCTTTAACAGCATTTGCAACTGTCGATAATATGCGTGTTATTGAAGGTTATGATGAAGATGGAAAACCTAAATTTGGAGGAACTGTTAATATAAGTACTGTTTCTGATAATATTGCTTATTCCATAAAAACATTCTTGACATCGCTTCGAGAATCAACAACAGGATTATCCAAGAAAGAAGCTAAAGCCATTAAGAAAATGGGTAGGGCTCTCACCGGAAGAAGAGGAATTCTTTCTGCCGTTATTCAATTCGCTTCAGTTCTTAAAACTTTTGCTCAATTCGGGCCAGAAGGAAAAATTGGTTTCGTAGATATGGTCCCTGATGGGGAAGATGAAGATGGAAATGCTAAATTTAAAGAAGTTGCTAGCACAGTATTAATTTCCGAAGTTGTAAATAGTATAATTGATTCATTTGGATTATTTGTCACTAAAATTTCTTCTCATGCAGGTGATTTTGGGGTCAAGGGAAAGCATGGCCGTCAAATGAATAATCTGGCAGAAGCTCTTCTAGGTAAAAAAGGAATAGGTGGAAGA